AACTTCTGATATATGTATTGGGTCACTCATAAATGTCGGCTTCTATATTTTGTTCATAGTCCATACTTGTTTGAACTTTAATGATACTATCTAAGGATTCACAACTATAACCATTGATTGCAGTCACAAGGGCAATCTCGCTCTCTGTGGCTATACCATTATCAAGGATATAGTCGTGCATCTCGTCTCTTCGTGTAAAATAATCACTCATTTCAAATTCTCCTTCAGCCAAAAGTTTGCCCCCTTTAATTGGTAGGCTAAATCTTCTTTTTGTTTAGTTATTTCCTTAATTTCTTCTCTAAGGTCTTCGACTTCGCACCTCAGCATTTGGAATGCATTAGTCTCTTCAATCTCTTCTGAGAACCAATCGAGGCTTACACAGTTATCAACCTTAGACTCCAAGTCTGATTGTGCTTGCTCGTAATTATCTAAAACTATGTCTATGCGATAGTCTATATATCTTTTTAAAGGTCTTAACAACCTTGCTTTAAGTTTTTTGAGTGTGTTTTTCATATATTTTTAGTTAAGTTATATCCTCATTAAGTTAAGGACACTTCGATCCCTAACAGAGTTGGCCTTTTTGTCAACCCCTAAATGCGCCCCAAAAGATACCCCCTAAATAGGAGAGAACTTATCGGTAAAAACTGGAAGGATTTTTTGCGGCAATCCCTCCGACATGACTGACCTCAAAATTCTGGGTAGCCGACCAAGATACATTTGGGTTAATGAGAAAAAAGTCTGCATTCATATAGTATGGAGAAAAGTCCACGAGAAAACCCTAAGAAAAGTTACTGCAAAGTTAATAATGGTGGTGGAGGGGGTGGAGGGCATCCCGGTGGTGTCTGTATATATCATAAACTCGCCCTTAAAAAAATATAAAGCTCAAAGGGCTTCGTATAACTATTATGGTGTATACTTAAGTACACTCTCTTTTGGTAAGAGAGTAGCTACCGACTACCAAATACTTATGAATAGGAGCATCATTATGTACACTGAATGAAGTATACATTAATATTATCTTGACTGTCAAGTAAAAAGTGTAAATAATTATTCACAATGGAGAAGGAAGAGCTTATAAAACAAATAAGGGAAGCCATAAGTGAGGTGTCTGAGAAGAAGATAGGACTTCACACCAAGAGTATTAGTACCTACAATCCAGAGAAGGTGGCCAATATATTGTATTTGTTTGCTACAGGTAATACTCAGACAAGGATTATAAGGAAGTACAAGTATGATCGTAACAGTGTAGTCAGTGTATTGGTAGACTATGCAGACTATTTCGGTAAGTTCAAGGAGATGGCAGGGCAGATAGCCGCCAAAAACTATCTACAACTAAGTAGCTTAGAGGAGGATTTAGTAGAAGAGGTTCGTGGTAAGATGGAAAGAGGCGAGCTAGATGTTACATTTAGGGATTTGAAAGAGCTTAGTATAGCTAAGGCTAATGCAGGTAGGGAAGCATTAACTGCTAGGGGTGAGGCTACACAGATAACTGAGGACAGAAAGGTGTATACTCAACAAGATTACGAGGATACATTAAGTGCCGCAAAAGCTAGGTTAAAGAAAATCAAGGGTGAGGTAATAGATGTAGATGATAACTGAAGATTACGATGAGTTGTTTGATAGGGTTCGTGGTAATTTGGGCGAACACTTTAGTAATTATATGTTTATAGTCATGGATGATGATGGTGATTTATTCTATGATTATAGTAATCATAAGGTAGGTAGAATGTTATTGAAAGAAACCAAAGATGATATGGAGGGTAAGGAAGATATCCTTGATATCATTTGGGCTGAGGAAGAAATAGAAGAAGAAGAGGATGGAGATACGATTTACTAACCACCCTATCCTCAAGCCCCCAAGTGATGAGGAGATAGTTCTCTTAGGTGAGAAAGACCCAAATCTGTTGGTTGATTTGCACAAAGCCCACGAGGGTAGGATAGAAGCATCAATAGATGACCCAATCAGATATGGGTTTGATCTCAATGGTTGGAATAGAATCCGGGATGGGTTGGGTGAATTTGATGAGTGTTTAACACTAGGGGGTAACAGAAGTGGTAAGACTACAGGTTGTGCAAAGATAATGATGCAGTCAGTCATGGAGAATAACAATGGACATATTGTTTGCTTTTCGCAAAATGCTGATACATCTGTAAAGGTACAACAAGCTGCGGTATGGGAGATGATGCCCAAGGAGTTTAAGAAGAAGACCAAAAGTATTGAGGGGTATATAAACTTCTCTATGCAGAATGGGTTTACAGGTAGTAGCTTTATCTTTCCTGATACCAAGACTAGAGTAGACTTCAAGACTTATACACAGTTTAGTAACAATCAGACCATCTTGGAGGGTTTTGAATTTGGGTTCAAGAACCCTAAGGCCATAAACCTTGGGGCATGGTTAGATGAATACTTGGGTGATGCTACCTTGGTAAACACTCTTAGATTTAGATTAGCAACAAGAAACTCTAAGCTACTTATAGGATTCACACCGATTGATGGCTACACACCATTTATATCAGAATATCTAAAAGGAGCAGAAACACTAGAAACAAGAGAAGCTGAGTTGTTAAATAATAAGTCATTACCTGTGAAGCAGTATAGTAGCGAGAGAGATGCATCCATAGTTTATTTACATTCAGACGAGAATCCATTTGGGGGATATGAACGAATAGCAAAAGACCTAAAGACTGCATCAGAAGAAGAGATACTAGTTAGAGCATATGGTGTGCCAGTCAAGTCAATGACTACATTATTACCATTGTTCAATACAGAGGTAAATGTTTTGGGAGATAAAGAAAACAAGTATGGCATGAAGTTCCCAGATATATCTGAGAAGAATAAGTATACTTGTTATATGGTAGTAGACCCAGCAGGTGCTAGAAACTATACTGCTATATGGGCAGGTGTAGATGAAGATAAGAATGTATTTATCAGACAAGAGTTCCCTGATAGGAATAGATATGGAGAGTGGGCAATCTTTGGTGACCCAAAGTGGAGGTATGGCCCAGCGGCAAAAAAGATAGGACTAAATGTTGAGGGGTATGTAGAGTTGTTCAAAGAAGTAGAAGAAGACTTGGGTATAAATATTTTTGAAAGAATAGGTGACTCAAGATTCTTTGCAAAAGAAAATGAGAACAACGATGACTTGTATAGAGCATTCGATGATTATGGAATGAACTTTCTTGCTAGTGATGGTAGAATAGAGGAGATGGGTATTAATGCCCTAGACGAATGGTTTAACTATAATCCTAATATTCCTATTGATGAAGCTAATAGACCTCAATGTTATATACATGAAGACTGTGGTAACCTAATTGATTCACTAATAAACTACGGAAGTAATGGAAAAGCAGACGAGGCACTAAAGGATTTTTTTGATGTAATAAGATACCTACGAATGATGAATGGAGGCGAAGGGCCAGACCATGTAAAAAAACGAACATTAAATACAACAATGCAACACAAAGGGGGATATTAGTGGCAAAAAAAAGATTATCAGAAATAGCAAAGGAATATGAAATTCCTTTTGAGCAAGCTAGTGACATAGCATTCAATGTTCTTACAGAAGAATCTATATCAGGAAAAGGTAGAAACACTTGGATTGACGAGGTAGGTCAAGACTTATTAGACGACAATATACCATTAGCTATTAAAAAAGCTAGAGTATATCGTGGTAGAGTAAGAAACCTAGCCCCAAATCCTAGATTTTGTTTCGTTCACATTAAAGAAAAGAATGGTTGTGTACCTGTAAGGATACCACCAAAACATATGAGACATGTAAGAAGAGGAGCATTTATTCATGTAGAAGAGTTGGAGGATGACCATTATGAAATGATTCCCCCGCAAATAGTTTGAATCAAATGATACAATAATAAGATATGGCAGATACAGAAGAAATCTCAAAGTCGCTAACATATATATCCAAAGAACCCAATGTAGATCATCTACGACATGCTTACGAGCAAACTGTAAATGAACTAGAACCATACTTTGATTTATGTCGTGACTCCTATGATAGTAGACGAAACTATTGGAATGGCAAAAGTCGTGACCTTAGAAAACATGGAGCAGATGCTTTCCCTTGGGAAGGTGCATCTGATATTGAGTCCCATGTCATTGATGAAAGGATACAGAGAATAGTAGCAATGATGATGTCTTCGCTCAACAGAGCGAATGTATCAGCATTCCCCGTTGAGGTTTCTGATTTACCTAGAGCAAAGATTGTCTCAGGGTTTTTGAAGTGGATGATTAGTTCTGGTTATATTACTAGGTTTACCGAAGAAATGGAACTAGGATGTAACTATTTATTAGAACGAGGAATCTTAGTCACACATGTTGGTTGGCAAAGAGAAGATAGAAAATTTTTACAAGAGTTAGATTTAGCTCAGATTGCATTAGTAGAGCCAGAGGTTGCAAAAGCAATTGAGGTAGGAGGCAATGAGCAAGATTTAATATTTATGCTTCAACAAACATTTGAGGGAGTAACAGAAAAGCGAGCAAAGCAAGCAATCAAGGAACTAAGAAGAGATGGTAAAGCCACACTGCCAATCGTAAGACGAGCAGTCAATGCACCTGAAATCAAAACACTTGCACCTGACTTTGACTTTTTCTTTCCACCATATGTGACTGACCCACAGAAAGCACCATATTGTTTTTGGAGAAACTTCTACACCCCACAAGAGCTAGAACTAAAAGTTACTACAGATGGTTGGGATGCAGACTTCGTTCAAGAAATGATTGAAAACTACAGAGGAGTTGATGTTCTCGATATTGAGAAACAACAAGAAGGTAGACGATCAAATCTAATACAAGATTACGGATACGAAGCCGAAGAATTAATAGAGCTTGTTTATGGATACCAAAGATTAATTGACCCAGAGGATGGTTCAGAAGGGATTTACTATACAGTATTCCATAAACAGTTCAGTGGTAATGAGAATGCTCCAGCATTTGCAATACATGAATTACTTAATGGATATGAAGATTATCCTATCGTAGTTACAAAGTATTCGGAGGATTCCAAAAGACTATATGATACAATGACTGTTCCTGATTTATTAAGGGGCATTCAGAATCAAGTCAAGGTGGAGAGAGATTCTAGGATTGACAGAAATAGTTTAGCGACAGTTCCACCAATCTTGCATCCTGTAGGACAAGCTCCTACTGACTATGGGCCGGGAAGATATATTCCATACAGACGAAAGGGAGACCTTGAGTTTGGCCCTACTCCACCACCACCGACTGGTTCTGTGGAGATAGAACAAACATTGCTACAACAAGCAGACAGACTTATGGGTCTTGATGAATCAGCAATGAGTCAGCTCAAGCTACAGTTCTTAGTAAATAAATTTTTAAAACACAGTTCAGAAGTTATTAAACTTGCATACAAGTGTTTCCAAAGGTTTGGCCCTGATAGTATATTCTTTAGAGTAACAGGTTCTCCAGACCCACAAAATTTCGGTAAAGGTGATCCAAATGAAAACTTTGATGTTACCATTTCCTACGATGTTCTTAATACTGATCCTGAAACACAAGAAAAGAAATTAGCTCAGATACAAGCATTAACTCAACTCGATAGGAATGGTCGCATCAATGTAGATAATTTACTTACAGTAATCGCAAACTCAGTAGACCCAGTGTTAGCTGACCAAATATTACAACCAGTAGAAGCAGCACAAGACCAAGTAATCAAGCAAGTAACAGATGACTTAGCTAAGATATTTGCTGGTATTGAAATGCCTGCAAGACCTAATGGAGCGCAGATAGCTATGAATGTAATTGAGCAATATACATCACAACCTGATGTACAACAAAGATTGGCGGCAGACCAAGCATTCGCAGCAAGAATGCAGAAGTATGCAGGTCAATATACATTCCAAATGCAACAAGCACAGAATGCTCAGATTGGTAGAATAGGTACAGAACCTGCCCAAATGGGTGGAATCCAAACTCAAACACTATGATTGAACTAGCAACAATGATGTTGGGTAGTCAGCCAAAAACTGACGATAGGTCGTACGAGGATATATTTGTAGATAGATATCTAGCTTTCAATGAAGGCACAGAAACTCATGGTAGTTTAGAAGATAATACTACAACACATCCATATGGTATTAAGTACATAGAAGAAAAATATAAAAAGCTACCATTTAGAGACCAAGCAGTCTTGATGACAGGTGACCACATTCGTGAAATAAAAAAACAAATTGGTGAAAAGAATTGGAACTCATTACCAAGAGAACTACAGTTTGCGGCATCTGATACATATTGGAACTCAAAGAGTTTATTTAAAAATTTTAAAACAAAACTCATAGAAGGTGATGCACAAGGTGCATTTATGGAAACTCTTGACATTGTTACAGGTAGAGATAAAAGAGATGGTAAGAAGTATATTTACGGAGGTCATGCCAACAGAAGAGCTAGAAACTATAATGAATGGGCTAAAAAGAATGGAGAACCATTGTTCAAAAGTTATCAGTTTGAAAAAGCAAAAGATGGGGGTACGATATTAAAATACAATTACACTGGTGATAAAGAGCCAGAAGTTCTTAAAATTAATAGACCACTTCGTAAAGGAACTGAATATAGAGAGTATCCTGTAATAAATTATGAAGATTAATATTTCACTAGAAGAATCAATCCAAACACTACAACACCACGAGACTTTCGCAGTCTTTATTAACAACATACATCAGCTTAGAGAAGAGGCTATATCGGAACTTCACAAAGCAAACTATGATGACTTACATCAAATTAGTGGGATGATTCTTGCATATGACCACATACTACAGATAGCAAATCACGAAGATATCAAAAGACGATTTGGGTAGTATGTTATAATGAATTTATCGCAATCGCTTAGGCGCAAAGAAAGTGGATAAATATGACAGATGAAATCAAAGGTGCAGTCGCTGAGGCACTAAAAGAAAATCAAGCGGGACAAAACATTACTCCAGCTCAATTAGCAGCTAGGAGATTAGGGCAACTTCAACCAGAAGCTCCTCAAGAGGAGTCAACGGAAGAGGTTTTAGAACCAGTAGAGGAAACAGAAGTAGAAGAACCAGTTGCTGAGGTACAAGAGGAAACTCAAGAAGTACACGAAGAATCTGAAGAAACTACAGAAGAAACTAATACTGACGATGTTCTTTCACAGTACAACTTAGATGATATGTCTGAGCAGGATTTGAGGGAACTTTCCGAAAAACTTGGAAGTAAAGCTGTTGCTCGTTTTGGCGAGTTGACTGCTAGACGAAAGCAAGCAGAAGAAAAGTTAGCTAAACTAGAGGGCGAGCTAAGTAAACAAAAGAATGATATACTTAACTCAAAACCAAAGGTTGCGAATAACCCTTACTCAAATATCAAATCATTAGAAGGTATTCAAAAAAAGTCAGAAGAGATTAATGAAATTATTTCTTGGGCTGAGGATACATTATTTGAGGCAGACGGATATTCGGCTGAAGATGTAGTTACTGAAGTAGAAGGTAAAGAAGTTACAAAAGCACAAGTTCGCAAGAGTTTATTGCAAGCTAGAAAAGCTAGAGATACTTATTTGCCAGACCAACTTGGTAAGATACAAGCTACTGAAAATGGAAAGCAACTCAAAGAAGCATTCAGTACAAGAGCCAAAGAAGAATTATCTTGGCTAAGTGGTGAAGATAACGATACTCGATCACATTATGAGGCAATGATAAATGATAAACGATTCATTGAATTGCAAGATAATGTTGACCCTGATATCGCAGCACAACTCCCATATATTATTGCTCATGCAGCTAATAGTATTTATGGAAGAAAGCTAGTATCTGACACTCCTAAAAAGAATGTAAACTTAAATCCTCCGAAGACAGGAGCTACCGCAGCACCAGCATCGGGTCGTACTAACAAAAATAAAAAAGCCTTGGCTGACCTGAACAGTCGTTTTAAATCTTCGGGAACTAGAGATGATTTCATCAAACTTCGTACAAAACAACTCACAAAGTAAATTAAATAGAAAGTAAAATAAAATGGCAATCTCAGATACATTCAATCCAGCAGCACCTAGTGCTACAACTGGACAAGGGTCTGCTGTTTCTAATCGTGAGGATTTGACTGATGTCTTAACTATCCTTGCTCCTGAAGAAACACCAGCTCTTTCGTCTGCCAACAAACAGAAGGCATCTTCTACATTTGTTGAGTGGACTGTCGATTCATTATCATCTCCTGTTACCACTGGTATTAGTGAAGGTGCTGATGTTACAACATTCACAGACCAATTCGCATCTCGTGCAAGACTTGGCAACTATATTCAAAAATTCCGTAGAGACTTCTTAGTTTCTGACTTACAGGAAGCAGTTGATTCAGTTGGCCCAGCTAAAGTAGCTCAAGCAGAAGCTAAAGCTATTCGTGAACTAAAACGAGATGTTGAGGCAACTCTATTATCCGACAACGATCAGCAAGCTGAAACAGGTGCTGTTCCTTACAAGATGAGAGGTCTTGGAGAGTTCATCAAAAATGGCGCTCAATCAACAAACCCAGTTCCTGCCGACTATCGCACACCTTCAGCTTCAATAGCAGCTGGTGGCGCTACATTAACTGAGTCTGCATTCAACACAATCATTCGCTCAATCTATCGTGCAAATGGTGAAGCTAATAATCTTACACTTATCGCTGACACAAGTCTTCGTAAAGCTATCGCAGATTATGCTCGCTTCGGTGCTGATGTATCAGACGGAACTAATGCAGGTGTTCGCTCAGTGAACTACAATGGTTCTGATTCAACTATCAAATTATCTGTTGAAGTATATCAATCAGACTTTGGTATTGTTTCTATCGTAAACATGAACCCAGAAACTAACCCTGATACAGTTACAGGAGCTAATGCTTCTCATGCTCGTGGTTACTTAATCAATCCTGACTATTATGGTATTCACGAATTGATTCCTATGGGTTCTTCTCGTCTACCTAACATGGGTGGTGGAGAAAGAGGTTTCGTTGACTGTGCATTAACACTTGGTGTATATGCTCCAGCAGCTCATGGTAAAATAACTGCTTAATAGAATAGGAGGATAATAACATGGCATTAGTATTAAATAAAATCGGAAACCTAGAAACCCTTGCACAAGGCTATACTCACGAAGTAGAGTTTGATGCAAGCGAACTATCAACTTCAACAGGCGCTCAATCAACAGCAGTTCAGTTCCCATCTGGGTCTGCACTTGCAGGTGTTATCGCTAAAGCAAGCATTGAAGTTAAAGAGTTAGTAACTGCATCAGTATCTACTGGTTCAGCTATCTCTAATGCAACAATCTCTTGTGGAGATGACGATGTTGATGGATTTGTAGCAGCAGTAAATTGCTTTACTGGAGACACAAACAATCAAGGTTATGTAAACACAGGTGTACTATTAAATGGTGCAACTTCTACATCTCACCTTGTTTCTCAGTTCAATGTATCATCTAATGGTACAGGCAATGGATTCGGTAATGCAACAAAGGGTAAATTCAAACTCTTAGTAGCTTACTATCCAACTGCAGGTTCAGGGCTTACAAGCTAACAATTAATTCAATAGGGTGGTAGGCAGTTACCTGCCACCCTTTTTTACTATGAATATATTACACTATAAAGATAAACCAATTGACGAAAAGAAACATTGCCAAGCATTGGCTGATCATATCAATAATGCAGTTCTTCAAGAAAAAATGAGCGAAGCTCATCGCACAGACATAGCTCGTAAAGAAGCTAGTGAACTAAAGGGAAAGACTCATCCTACACTTGGTAAATGTGTAGCAACTATACCAGCTAGAGAATACTTTAGACTAGTTGATAAGTATGGTACAGATGTGGTTTTGTCCAAAGAATTTTTACAATACTTCAACAAAAAACATTCAGACTTATCACCCAATAAGGCATGATGACACTTAGAAAAAATTTAGATTTATTTAATACCATCAAGGCTCTTGCTGGGGTAAATGATTTTACTACAGAAGAAATACAAAACTTGGTTGACTTAAGTAATCGTAGATTGACTATGGCTTACAACCTTAGCCCAATGTGGGATAGATATGTAGTCGTAGGGGAAAAAAGATCAATAAGTGATTTTGAGGTAGACGGAACAGGAGTATATGATGGCCCTTATAAAAAGTATGGAAAGTTTCAAATAGGTTCAACAGGCAAGTATAAAAACTTTTATATTCCTATTAATAGATTTGAATCTTCACTATCATCTACTTGTTTTTTTCCTGCTAGTTCAGGTAAATGGAGATTTGGTGGTTTAACTTGGACACTAGACCCAGTAACAAATATTGTTACATCTTCTTCAGGTGGCACTTTTGCAGAACAAGTTGATGTAAATGCTGATGGTAGTGTAACTGAATATGATTCACCTGCTTCAGTAAAACAATGGAATTTTCTTTCAAATGTAACTGTTCTTAGGTTAAATGAAAAACAAGTAATACCATACGAAGAAACATTTGATAACTTTACATCTACTGATACCAGAAGATTAAAAACTGATATTCAAGATTTTATTCGTGTTCATAAAAATAAATCTTTCTTTAACAATTCATCTACTGAGTTTGATTTCTATGTTGATTCAATTGGTGCTAATGTACTCAATGGTAATTTTACCGACAATGAGGCATATGTTACTTATAAAAAACCAATCCTAAATGACCAAGGAAAAGTAATAGATAACCTTACTGGTTCTGCAAACCAAGATATACCAAGCGAATTTTTTAATTATACTGCTCATGCAGTATATGCCGACTTCCTAAGAATGGATGGTCAGCATGACAAAGCAGCCTTTGAAGAACAAAAGGCAGAAATGTTCCTTGCAACAGAGCTTGAGCGCATTGATATAATAAACAATAACAACTCTTTAAATCATAAGTTTTCAACTTATGTAAACAGATCAACAAGATAAAATATTATGCCTAATTCAAATGTAGTCAATTTATACCCTGTTCCTAATGGAACAATAGGAGACAGAGTTTTAACTGTTGCAGACTCAGCAGTAACATTACTCACAAGTGCAAGTCTCACAGGGAATACTTCCACTTCCTTTGATGAACTAACAAGATATATCGTACTTGATGTTCAAGATGCAGATGTAAGAGTAACCTATGATGGTACTGCTCCTACTGCTACACTTGGCCATCGCTTGTTTGCTGGTCGCTCATATACTTGGGCGAAAGAAACAGCAGAGAAAGCTAAGTTTATTAGAGTAACTGGTGTATCTGGAAAAGTTCATGCCTCAGAATTTACTCAATAATGTCTTCGGAAATACTAGGTGGAGCAGAGAACCTTCTCAAAGGTAATCTAGGTGGTGCTTGGGATGTAAAGCATGGCTATGCTGATGCTTACACTGATTTGGGTGTAGGTCGTAAATTTGGTGGTGCTTCAGTAGCTTACTCGTTGCGAGACATTGGAGCAATGAATGGCCCTGTAGTTAGAGTTCGTAGATCACCTCACGATACCTCAACTGGATTAGATGATGAAGAAAATTTTTCAGCCAATCAAATTTCTGATGGCGCATTAGAAGATTGGGTAAATGGTAAACTAGAACATAAACTACCAGCAGATGTAGCAACTTCTGCAGGTGCTTATAGTCTTCGTAAAGTAAGAGCTGGTTATGGAATACCTACTACAGTTGTAAATGGTACAGAAAACTTTCCAGCTACTATACCTACAAGTTCAAGTCCAGCAGATATAGGAAATGGATTCACTATATTTAAATTTGGCGATGGTGTTAGAGATTCTGCAGATGCAACACATAGTGGAGGAACTATTACAGTTACAGCAACAGCTTCTACTGTTGGTGGATTTTCTGGTGGATTAAGAATAAAAGGACTTTCTGATAATAAACAATACACAGTAAGTGGAGAATTTAGGGTAACTTCTCAAGGTGTAGATGGAGATGGTCAAGCAGCTGTAGATATATCTGATGCAACTGCTGGTACAGATGAAACTAGTGTTGAAACTACATCTACAACATTTACTCCTTTTTTTATAGATGCTGGTTATAATAGTGGTAGTAGTGGAAATTTTGTAGATTTACAAGCACTCTCTAATAATCATAATTCTGGCACAGTGACATCAGAGTTTCGTAATATAAAAATTATTGAAAACAATAATAGTGTAGTCCGTATTCGTAGAAGCTCAGACGATAAAGAGGTAGTCGTAGGATTTGATTCAGAAAACAAGGTAAGTGTAAACTCACCAATAACTGCTACCCCTGATGGAAGCACATCTGTTGCTGACCTTAATGGATTTTTAAATGAAACACTAGATGATAGGTTTAGCACTGTTATATATCCCGATACTATTGCTTCTGAGTTCAGGCAATGGACTACATTAACAGCAACATCTAATTCTTTGTCAGCAACTACTGGAACAGTTAATTCTGATAATGCTAGATATAACTATGTACTACCATCTAATATATCTGCTAGAGATGGAGCTATTACCACATTTAGAATATCTGGTACAGTTGATTACACAACAAGTACAGGTAGTGGTAATGGATTCTTTTTAAAATTTACAAATTATGTAAATGGTGGAGGTAGTCACGATTTTGGTTCTATATCTCTTACTGGAGTTGGTACAATTCAAGGTAATAAATTAAGATTTAATCATGGCGACAATGGAGACTTTTCTATTGATGTAACTGGAAATGGTACTAATTTAATAAGGTCTATTGTATTCCTACAAACAGAAGTTACTAGTGGTACTACGAGCATATCATTTACAAATCTTAAATTTGAAATAATCAAACATGGAGCTACTGTCCACACTTGGTACGACCAAGCAGTGGCAAATAATGCAGTTCAGGAGACTGCTAGTATTCAACCAAAGTTTGCAGAAAATGGATCATTACTTGATGGCATTAAATTTGATGCAGCAGCAGATGGAAGTAGTCCAATATATTTAGAAACAGATTCCAAACTAGGAGACTCTACAGATTCCTTTTTAGCTACAGTTATCGGTGAAGCTCAAGGTCAGACAGCATTAGGTGGTATCATAACATCAAGGAGTGCCGCTGATGAAGGTTTTACTGTTGGGTTAAATTCCTCTGAAAAGCCACAAGTATTTATTTATTCTTCTGGGGGTAACACAAATGCTGCCGCAGATGAGGTTATTGGGAGTCGTAAAAGATTACTGTCCGTAGATAGAGATAGCACAACTGTAAATGGAAATGTTAATGCTGCGCCTGCATTAACTCTTACTAGCAATACTATGGGTTCTATAACTGAAGATAAAAGTTTTATTGGAGTTGGGGGTAGAACCGATAGTACACCATCTACATTAGGATTAAGAGCAAATATAAATGAGTTAGTATTTTACAATTCAGACCAAGCTTCCAATAGATTTTTAATTGAGTCCAACATAAATAATTATTATAATTTATACAATGATGAATATGAGTGGGACGATACTACAAATACAGAGTGGCAAAATAGTGTAACAAATGGATCAACGACATTTTCAGCTAATAGTAAAGATGGATTTACTATAACTGCAACTGGAGAGAATGTATGTAATTTTAAATTTGCACACCAATCCCCATCAAGTGCTACTAATAATTTTTACAGAGTAAGCTTTAATGCAAATGACCCAAATGGATTGTTTGATACTGCACAACTAAGGCAAAGTGCAACTGGCTCTGGTGCTACTGCACAGAATATTAAAAATGGATTTAATACATTTAAACTAAAAGCACCATCTAATGGTAATTTTATGAGCATAAACATAGATGCTGGTGGCTCTAGTAAAACAGCAACATTGTCTGATTTTAGAATATCTAGGATATCTCGTGATGGTTTAGTACAAGCATGGTTTGACCAAAGTGGTAATGGTAATACTGCTTCTAAAAGTGTTGCTGCTAATCAACCACATATAGTGGTAGAAGGTGGACAAGTAAGATTAGAAAATAGAACACCAGCAATGGGATTTGATAGAAATCCATCATTTAGTCAGCTAACAATTACTTCAGCCCTACAAGATGAACCCTATACATTCTTTGCTACTACAGTTCACAATGGAGCATTTTACTTTAGAGTGTTTGCAGACAGTGCCACTAATTCAGCGCCAACTCTTCTTTTAAATTCAGCATCTGGTGGTAGCCTTAGCTATTCACCTAGTGATTCAGATGCATCGGGAGCTTTATCAACAAGTGCAGTTTTATCAGATAATATAGTTTCTGGATTTAGTGGAGTCAATGGAGGTGCTGATGGTATAGTAAGGATTAATGGAACAAATCTTAAAACAGATATTAGCAGAACAGAAGATGCAGACTCTATTAAACACATCGGTAGATTTCCCAACACATCTACAACCTTTACCTGCATTGAATCATTAGTGATATATGAATCAGATTTAAGCAGTGACTTTGATATAATAGAAAAAGAATTAGCACAACCAATTAATATTTTATAACAATGAGCGAAGAAACAGAAGAAGAGGTTTATGTACCCAACTATTTAGTATACGAAGAAGAGGCTGATGCAATTGCAAGAGCAGACACTGAGGGTGCTAGACGAGGCTATGCTTACCACAGAGTAGGTAGTGGAACTCGTTATCACACTTACCCACAAGTGACTGCTGATAGCAAATATGCACTTTTAGTAAATGGATACGAACTAACAGAGGATGAAGAGTCAGCGATTACAACGACTGTTACATTCCCGACGGGAGAAGAATAATATGGAAGCACTCATTAGTCATCTTAAAATTTGGAGCATAGTAGGAGTAACTCAAGTTACTGTAGCTATGGATGACTTCGGAACAGAAGCACAAATTATAATGCATTTGTCAGCAGCAGTAGCATCACTGTCTATTGCTTGGTGGCATATATTTAGAAGGGGAGACAAATGAGTACAGAATTATTAGCAATGCTAGGAGGTGGAGCAAGTGGTTTCTTGTTCAAACTTATTGGCACATTAGTACAAAATCAAGCAGCAGTTACTCAAGGCTTAATTAAAAAACAAAAAGCATCAGACGAAAGTGCTGATAAAGCAGCAGCTAGGGTAGATGCCTTTGGTGCTTGGACTAGAAGAATCATAGTATTAACTGTTTTATTTGGTGTAATTATTGCACCATTCATCTTAGCTCATAGCGAAGAGGGTGTAACAGTTGCTAGTGAATATAGTAAATGGTTTGGGTTTGTTAAAGGTACAACATACCAAACACTACATGGATATATAATTTTACCAGAGATTAAGACTGCTGTTATTAGTATCATCAGCTTTTACTTTGGATCAGCAGCAGTAAGTAAATAATTATGAACGAATGTTATATTTGTAAATGGACAAAAAACAAGCAAGAAAAGAACTGCAAACTCTTCGGGATTCAATCAGCCAAGTGCTTGGTGAATCGCCTAATGAAGACATTAGCGAGCATATACAACAAGCTCAAGAGTCTGCTAGTGAAGGTGCTAAAGCGCTTAAGAAATCTCTTATAGATAGAATTAAGGACTTACCTGTAGTAACTCAAGTATCACAACTTGGGGCTGCTGGTACAGTTGCAGTATCTACTGCGGCAGTAACTCAAGTGGATATTGCCAAAGATAGAACAGAAATATTTGTAGCAGAAGTTGCACAAGATGTCATAGAAGAAAGATTTGAAGTCCCAATGTTTATTGATAACTTTGTGGACTTCGCTTCTTTGAACGATTGGGGTCAGCAAGTTATTTCTGAGAAGATTGCTGAGGCTCAGACTTTTGTCGCAGAGGCTTCCGAATCACAACAGACTTCTGAACCAGCTCCCTCGCCTTCGGACACCACACAAGAACCCTCTGCTTCTTCACAAAATGAGTCTTCCGAAAAATCCTCTCAAACCTCTCAGCCCTCCAATACTGAACAATCGAAAGGATCAGAAACAGAAAAGCAACAATCAAAAGAAAGTAATCCATCCTCAGAGCCTACTGAAGAGCCTAAGGAAGTCAAGTCTAATGATGAGCCACAAGAAGAATCAAAAGGCGATACAGGGCAATCTGAAGCTAAATCTGATGCTATACCCATAGTAGAAACACCATTTGAACAAATGGGTGACGATATTAAACCTCACTCAAGTATAAGACAAGTATCACCAGTACAATGATAGAATTTATTTTAACTAATTACAAAGATGATTTAATGGCTATGGCATTTGCCTACATTGGTATAATATCTATTATAATGATGTTCTTACCAAAGGACAATTTCATAAAGAAATTCTTTATGAGTTTCGCATCAATATTCACAACCCTATTTAAAAAATGAGCCACGAATTTTCAGAACTAGATATTAACAATGACTCCGACTATGGTTGGGGTGATAGTATTACATCAACCAGTTATAAATACTTTTATGTTCCATCGATACCAGAATGGGCATATAGTGAGTTTGATGGATTACTTTACGAAGGTAAAGAATACAATTGGAGTGAAGTAGATTATAGACTTTCAGTAGATTACAATAATGTACCTGAGCCATCCTTTTATGGATTAGTCTTAGGGTTTTCATTATTATTATTAACAATGATAAAGAGGAGAAAATAATATGGCACATAAAGGTAAAGGAAGTTGTGGAGAAAAGAAGGGTGGCTCAAGCAAGGGTCGCAGAGTAATGAAAGGAAAATACTAATGCCTTTCAGTAAATATAGTGCTAAACAAAAGAAACTAGCTAGGGTAGCCGCACCAAGAAATAAAATTACTGGTGCTGACTTCAAAGCTCTTAAAAGAAAGAAAGTCTAATGGGTAAGTTATGTGCTAGAGGTAAAGCAGCCGCTAAAAGAAAGTATGATGTATATCCATCTGCTTATGCCAACAGTTATGCAGTAAGAGTCTGCAAAGGTCAGGTCAAAGGGCCAGATGGCAAGAAGCGAACTGCTAGTGGTTATAAAAGAAAGAAGGTATGAGTCTTAGGAGATGGCATCAAGAGAAGTGGGTAGATGTAAAAACCGGGAAGCCTTGTGGAAGAAAGTCGGCTAAAGGTAGCAGTAGAGCATATCCCGCTTGCAGACCCTCGAAGAGAGTTAGTTCTAAAACTCCAAAGACTCAATCAGAGATGTCTTCATCAGAGAAAGCAAAATTTAAAAGAACCAAAACAAGTAGTAAGAGAATCCCTTACTCACATAAAAGGAGGAAAGCATGAGAAAAGAACATAAGTCAAAGAAAGGTGGACTAACTGCCGCAGGTAGAGCTTACTTCAAAAGAAAGACTGGTGCTAATCTAAAGCCACCAGTCACTGAGTCTAAGCCTACTGGTAAAAAGAAAGCTAGAAAGAAATCCTTTTGTGCTAGAATGTCAGGAGTAAAAGGGCCAATGAAGGATTCAAAAGGAAGACCTACAAGAAAAGCATTAGCCCTTCGTAGATGGAAATGCTAATATGTTTAGATTTATAACAGATTGGCTTGAGGATTTGGGGAGTGAATACAACCAAGAAGGTTGGTACGAATAAATGTCTAGGTATGATAAATATGGAGCAAGGGACGATAGAACTCTTGAGGATATAGATGCAGGGTTTGTTGGATTTAATAATAGACTTAGACCTGACCAATTACCTCAAGGTGTTTTAGAAGTTTCTAAGAATGGTAGATGCGACAGAAATGGAGAGTGGTCTGTTCGCATAGGTGCTGATGTAAAGTCATCTCCATTATCCGCAGGTGTAAATGCTTTAACTTTACCATTTTATTTGGGTAATGATACAACTACAAGCATTACAGTAACAAACACAACAACAATTACAATTAGTAATTTTTCTGGTGGTGGTAGTGCAACATATGCAAACTTTCCAAATAATGGATATATTAATATTTCTAATTGCAGCCTTAGTGGTGTTAATGGTGTACACATTTATGAAAAGGGAGCAAATGATACATTAGTTGTAACAGGTACTGGATTTACCAATGGTACTGATTCAACTTGTACTGTAGTATTTCCAGTGTTGGTAGATGGTGCTATTGCTAGTATTTTTGGTTCAGGTACATTCTCTGATCCAAACTCTGCTGACAATGAAAGTTATATACTATTAGCTTCTAATACAAAATTGATAGCAATAAAAACTAGTACATTTACAAGTGGTCAAAGTTTAACTACAACCACATATGAAATACCATATCAAACAGGTTCAGATATAAATAAACCTATAGAAGTCTTACAAGCATTTAACAAAGTAATATTATTCGTAAAAGGAGAAACTGCATTAGAGTGCGACCTATCAATCAATAAGGTTGATGCTGATACAACAGCAGATGTAGCCGCTACTGCAATAGTTGCAGGTAGAACATATAAGATTCAAACAGTAGGTACTAGTGATTTTAGTACAATAGGTGCTGCTAGTAATACTGTAGGTACAATATTTGTGGCAAATAAATCTACAACAGGTAGTGGTACAGTAAGAGAAAACCCACAGTTTACACCTGTGCCTAGTGGTCAATACAGTCAACCAATTGAGCTAGGTTGCAGTGTAGGTGAGTTTGCTATTGTTGAAAACAGAGGTGTGGTTCATAAAAATACTGACAACTACGAGGTTGGTGATACGATAGAATGCTTAGGAGAATTACATGATACGAATGTATCAGGAATAAGGATTGGCTCTAAGTTTACTGTAGGTAAGGTAGTTGAAGAGGGTGACACTATAAATGCAACTGCTGCGATAGGAGATAACTCTCATGGAAATGAAGAATATGGTTCTTTATATAGAGTAGTAATTACTGCAAATAATCATGGATTCTCTGTAGGTGACCCCATAATTGTAGCAAGTATGTCTGTTGCCAATGTAAATGGAGATCGTTATGTTGCTGAGGTAATAAATTCAAATAGTTTTGCTATTTACATAACTAACAATACTGGTGCTGCTACTGGTGGTACTGTAAAACTAGCCGCAGGTTTTGAGTTTTTTATACAACCAGACAAAACCACTACTCATATAACAGAGGCTGAAAGTTATTTGGCACAACCTGTATTCTCTAAGAAGGTTTCAATAAGCCTTGGATATATACATATGCCTGCACCTGAGTTTGGTATTTTACATCAAAGAAGATTGATAGTACCATATCAGTATGACCCTGAAAATAACAATGCCTCTAGAAATGTTTACGATGAGCTTATAGTATCAGACATATTAGACAACAATACTTATGATAAAATATTTGCATCATTTAGATTTAATGCGGGTAGTACAGATTTTACTGTAGGGGTTGTATCATTTACAGAAGACTCTATATTAATATTTAATAAGAATACTATACATAGGGTATCAGGTACAACTGATCCATCAACTGCATCATCTCAAATATTAACTAATGAGATTGGTGCATTAGCTAGAAAATCTATAGTACAAGTTGGTAAAAATGTATTCTTCTTATCAGATAATGGTGTGTACTCATTAGAGTTCTTAGATGAATACAATCTTCGTGGTAGTCAAACACCTCTGTCTGAATCAATACAAACCACAATGGACAGAATAAACAAAAGACTAGCATCTAAATCAGTCGGAGCTTATTTTGATAATAGATATTATTTAGCAGTACCACTTGATTCCTCTCCCGGTGCTGATGATGCTGACACCAACAATGCTTTATTAGTATACAACTTCTTAACTAAGGCATGGGAATCAATAGACCAAATCAATACTAATCCTATATTTGAGTACAGTAATTTAGTTATCGCAGGTAAAGGAGAAAGAAGAGGACTTTATTCAATTAACAATGATGGTGGTGTTCACCTTATTGCAGGTAACGAAGCTGAGTTTTCTACTAATGCTAAGAATGGATTTGATACAGTCATTACAACAATTGGTAGCACAGTGCCTGATTCTATATTAATAGATGGTGAGATGAAAACCAGAATGTATACATTTAATGATATTGACCGAAAGAAATATAATTCATTTGAAATACAATCCGACTCTCCTATATTTGGCCCTACAAATTATCAAGTAGATTTTAGTACAGAAAACCTAGATACTAATACTACACTAGGAACTTTACAAAGTTATAATAGTGGTGCTACACTACCAGCAAGTGAAGATATTGCCATTCGTGGTAGAATAGGTAATAAACGAGCTTATGGTGGTCAATTTATAATTACAAACAAATTGGGTAAACCAAGCATAAGGGCTATCAAGCTATCGGCAGCACAAACATTTAGATCAACAAATAAAGCAGAATAATGAGCAATACATTTACAACAGGTAAAACATTTCAAACAGGTGAGCAGGTTACTGCTGCTGATTTGAACAATGCAGTCAATCAAGCAGTTCCATTAACTGCTGTAACTGATGACCTTACACTTAATGTTGTTAATAATAAGTTACAACTTAAAGATGGCGATGGAACTAATGGAGTACCATTTACTAAATTTAAGCACCTTGATGCTAGGACTATTCTTTGTAATGCAACCAATAGTGCAGCAGCTCCAAATGATTTAGTGTTAGGAACTGACCAAATTATTAAGTGTAATGATACTGGTACTGGGCTTCTCGCAGGTAAAATTTCTACAAATAATATTAACAGCGATGCAGTAACTATAGCAAAAACTGACTTTATTGGTGATAGCACTGCTACTATGACTTTAAGTGGTACTGCGCCAAGGATTATATTAGATGATACTGGTAATAGTGGATCTTCACCAGAAATAAATGGAAACTCACAAGATGGTAATTTATCAATATTAGCAGAAAAAACTGGTGCAGATATTACTATTGATGCTGACGATGAAGTTATTTTAAAACATAATGGTACAGATGGATTGACAGTAGCAGCCGATGTAGCCAAAGACCAAGGTGGCAATGATGCTGCAGGAGCAAAGGTAACAGGTGGTTTATATGTTACTGGTGATGTGTATGTTGATGACCAAGTTATAGCTGACCATCTTAGACTAATAGGTGATGAACCCAATATTGTTTTTGACCAAGATGATTTTGGCTCACCTAATTCATTTATAACTGGAAATTCAAGTGTAAATACTATAGAGACTAGGGTACTAAAAGCATATAGTGATATCATAAGCACTGCCGTAGATAATATTACTTTAAAGACTACTAATAATGAAGCAGCTGATTTTGATTCAGGCTCAAATCAATACCACGAAAGATTTCGTGTAGCTCACGATGCTGGTAAGGATTCATCTGGTACTCTTTCTGCAGGAGCTAAAGTTTCTGGAGACCTACAAGTAACTGGAGGTATTCACTTAACAAATGCTTCTAAGATTCCTACAATCCAAGATAATGTTACCATTCAAGGAAGTGCGCCAATAATTACATTTAATGATAGTGATAACTCAGGTGCTAGTCCCACTATAGGTGGAGATAGTGATTTCGGTAACTTGAGCTTAAATGCTAGTAAAAATGGTGCTGAGGTTAATATATATAGTGGTGGATCACTAAGATTTCAAGTAGGTCAAGATGTATCAAAAGATGCAGATAATAGTGCTTCAGCAGGAATTAGGTCTAAAAATGATATTTATGCAGAAGGAGATATATCAGCAGATGGAGATGTGGTAGCATCGTTAGCCTCTGATAAAAGGTTGAAGGATAATATCTTCCCTATCCAAGATGCTACATCTAAAGTAAACAAACTTAGTGGTAATACATTTATTTGGAATGATAAGTCTAAGTATTCTGGTAGCGATGTCGGTGTTATTGCACAAGAAGTACAAGAGATTATACCAAGTGCAGTAAAGGAAACTGAAAAAGGATATTTAAAAGTTGAGTACACTAAGATTGTACCATTACTAATAGAATCAATCAAAGAGCTTAGTGCAAAAGTACAAGAGCTTGAAGCTAAGGTTAAGTAACTATGCCATTACAAGCTAGTGGAAAAATTAAATTAAGTGAGATTGCTTCACAGTTTGGTGGTAGTGGCCCTCACAAATTGTCTGAATACTACAGAGGTGGCAGTAATGTTGATGATACTAGTGTTAATGCTGATATAGCAGCTAGTGGTAGAAACAAAATAAAAAATTATTATTCAACTGGTAATCCAAGACTTACTAAAATACAAGATTTTGCAGTAAGTAATGCTGCTAGGTCTAATGTTTTTCCCAATGCTATATCTACAGATGCTACAGAACTTGGCCCTAACACTAGATTAGTAATTATGTTTGCTGGTCAACAAACTGCTTATGCTCACTTTACCCCTACTGTAAGTGTATCTGGTAAGACTACTGCACAAATGGGTTCTTCAGGAGCTAGACGAGATGGTGATGGTCAAAGGGCTATAGTATTTGGGATTAACTTAGGTAATGAGAGTTCTGTAACCATAAACATGGACTTAAATACTTCGTCTGACCTAAGAGGAACTTGTCCTGTACAAGTATGGCAAGTAGATAATGTTTCTAACTTTACTAGTGGTTCAAATAGAAATGTTATCTCCAGAGGACCAACTGCGGCAAATCCAAACTTTACTTCTAGTGACCCTTGCTTTACTCCCGGCGCAACATTTTGTGCTATGCATGGAGAACCTAGTAGTGGAGGTAGTGGTACTGTTCGAGGAAGTATACCACAATTAGATACCCAAAGCAATGGATCAACTAACACAAACAATGGGGCTGTTGGTGTAGATTACCTAACTACAACACAAGCTATTACATATGAGATTTATGCAGTTAGTGCTTGTTGTTGTGTAGCTGCGAATATTAAATTTTAGTATGTTAGCTAATTACACAAGAAAATGGTTGGAAATAAATGGAACTCCTAAGGAAGTAAAAAAGATTGTGGGATATTGTATAAGGAAGGAAAATGGTAAAGTGTTCGATGATTGGGGTGAAGATGTCATCACAACAATGGTTACTTACCATATTATGAAAAAGACGATATCAGTAATGTATGATGGTGATGAAGTTGTGGGTGTACACATGTGGTACAATTGTAATTATGACGATGGTTGGGAATTTATTCGTGGATGGGAAGAAGATAGAAAAGATGGAGATACGATATTCTTAGCTTTTTTATTTGCAGAAAACAGAAAAGTATTAAAGCAATTGACATTAGATTTATTAGCAAAAGAACCAGATGTATTAATAAAGAAACTCATAGGAATAAGACATAGACATGGAGTTCCTACAAAAGTAGATTTATCAACCAAATATTTTAACAAGTTACTTAAAGCATAATGGGAGGAAAAGGAAAAACAACAATCAATCAGCCAGACCCTATTGATCCGGGGAAAGCAATGGGTGAATATTTGTTTGGTGAAGGATTTAGTAACTACCAAGGTGTTACTGACCCAGCACTACAACAAAGATTGCTTGAAGCTGAGGCGATGTATAGACCAAAATACACTGGTTTAGAGTTAGCCGACCAAGAAGCTGCTTTATTTGGCATTGATGGTCAAGCAGGTTTACTTGAACTACAAAGCAGAGCTGCTGACATTGCAGGCGAAGAAGATACCAAGCAAAAGCAAAGAGAGATGGCTCAACTTGAACAGTTTGGTAGTCAGTATACAGATGCAGTTAGAGCCGCTGACCCAGAAGCATTTGAAGCCGCTCAAGCAACAAGAGCATTGGCTGACACATTTGCTGAAGATAGAGCAGGTGTCATGGGTGCAGTAGGAGATATAGAAGATTTTACTGCTCGTGCAGAGACTGCATTCGATGAAGATGTCGCAGGATTTAGGCAAGATAGAGAAGAATTTAAAAGTTTACAAAAAGATTTTCAAGCTGAAGCAGATAAACTAGGTGCAAATGTTGAGAACCTTGACCCAAGGGTTGATATGCTATCTCAGTTATCAGCAGATGAAGCACAACGATTAGCTTCAGAAGCAAGTGTAGATGACCCACGATTAACTAAGTTACAAGCATTACAACAAAAACAAGCAGAGACTTTATATGAAGAGTCAGAGGGTAGGTTATCGCCAGAGAGAGCAAGGGAAGCAGAGCAAGCTGCAAGAATGGCAGGTGCTTCTCGTGGTCGTGTAGGAGATGCTGGTACACTAGCACAAGAATTACTTGGTCGTGAATCTTCTAGGTCTGCATTAAGATCAGAGGCACGAACCGCAGGTGGACTTGCTGCTGACCAACAAGGAATGATAGCAAGTCAAAGGTCTCAAAGAGCTAGAGATGCTATGAATGCAGGTCAGTTAGGGTTCGGTATGCAACAAGGCGCTGAAGCTATGCGACAAGGTCGTAGAGGACAAGCAATGCAAATGGCTGGTTTGGGACTACAAGCTGGTCAACAAGGTATGCAAGCAGGAAGTCAAGCTATGCAAGGAACTCAAGCAGGTCTATCAGCAGGTATGCAAGGTAGGCAGATGGGCTTGGGTGCAAGACGATTAGGCTCACAATTAGGTCAAGCACAACAAGGTGCATTAGGGCAAGCATTCAATCAGTTTAGAGCTACAGGTGGTGACCCTACTGCATTCTTATTTGGTAGACCATCTTTATCAGGTTCATTGGGAACACAAGCATATAGTCAAGCATACAATTTAGCAGGTCAACAACAAGGGCCACAATTATTTGACCCCAACATGGGAATTAATATGGCTATGCAACAAAGGTCACAAGATGCGAGTTTATTAGGCGCACAAGCACAAGCTAATGCAACCAATAACTCAGGCATAATGGGTCTGATGGGTAATGTGCTTGGTGGCCCAATTGGTGGAGGTATAGCAGAGTTTCTTTTTTAATTTATTATGGCATTTCAAGCAGGCAGTAGAGTAGACCCAAGGTTATTAGATTATAGTGGATATGCACAAGGCTTAACCAATGCCGCGGCTATAGAAGCTCAAGCAATGATGCAACTTGGTGAACAGTTATCAAGTGGTATACAATCATTTCAGAAGAAGCGACAAGCTAAGAAGTTAGACAATGCCTTCATGCAGAAACTAGAAAACAATCCAGAGATAGCTATGACTGTTTTAGGAGAAGCCTACACAGATGAAGCAGGTAAAGCATTCGTTAAAGATATGAGAGAAGGTCTAGGAGAAGAGGCTTACACTACTGTTGTTGGACAAGTATTATTTGGTGATTTACTCAAAGAAAAGAAAGAACCTAAGAGACCATCTTACAATACATATGCTTCAGTTTTAGATATCATTGCTGAAAGTGATGATATGGAGTTCCAAAATAGAGATGGCAAGAAAGTATTAGTAAGAAAGTTTGATGGAGAAGAATATATCATGACTCCAGATAGTCCATTCTTTAATCAGTTTGAAGGAGGAGAAGCTATTGCAACCATGATACTTGGTGACCCTGAAGGACTTTACATGGATAATGAATTGATGCCAAGTGGGGATGATACAGTTAGCGCATTGGCAAAACCAAGAACTATAAGACCTTTAAGACCAGAAGAAATACCTGATTCCTCTGCACAAGATTTAGGAATAAATCCAATATTCGATAGCTCGATGTTCTAAAATGGCGAGACCCACTCCAGAAACTATAGAGTCTTTTGCAGCAAGGGTACGAAGAAAAGACCCTGAGACTTATGCTAATATGGATGACAATACTTTGGTGTACAAAGTATTAGATAAACATCCACAGTATCAGTATAGATTTGATGAGTCAGTAAGACGAGGCAATGCATTCGTTGAGTTATTTAAACAAGGACTCCTTGGATTCTCTGAAACATTTGGTAAGACATACGAGCAAAGTGCTAGAACATTTGGTGACCTCATTGCTAGAGAAACAATGAGCGAAGAAGAATACTATGCACAACCTGATAGAACAGAGCGAGGCAGAAAGATATACAGAGCGCCATACGAAGATTATGTAAAGAGAAACGAAGAGAAGCTCGCAGAACAAGAAAGAGCATTACTTCATGCCCAAGATATGGGTAGATTCTTCGATGAAAGATTACCTAAGATGTTGGATGTTGATCCTAACTTTGGTAAAAGTGGATTAGGTCTTATTGCTAGTCAAGTGGCTAGAGGTCTTGGTCAGTTTGCTGGATATGGTACTGCTGGTTTTACTGTTGGTGGTGCTACAACACTAGCTACAGGTAACCCATTATTAGGTGGTGCGGCAGGTACAGGTGCAGTTTACTATACTGCATTCATGAACAGAGCAGATGAGTTTGTTGCTGATGCAGAAAGAACCATGAAGAAGTCATTGCTTGAAATGAATCAAGACGAAAGAGACATGGTTACAACTGGTTCAATGATTCATGGTGGTATTGCAGGTGCTTTAGATGCTACTGTATTCAAGTATGTAGCAGGTATGCCTAGCTTTATAAACAAAACTCTTGGTACATTAGCTAGAGGTGGTAAAGTTTCTGAGAAAGCTGCCAAGACTGCATTCAGTGTTGCTGCAAAAAATGCACTAGGTAGAGGTGCATTAGAAGGAACACAAGAATCTATCGGAGATGGTATGGTACTAGATTTAATTGCCAAGAATCTCTATGATAGTGACAGAGAATTTATTACAGGAGAAGCCCTTGGTCGAAGAATCATGGAGTTCACAGTAGGTGGACTAACTGGTGCTATAGGTTCTGTAGCAGGTGACACTACTAGAACTACACTAGGTCAAGATATTACATTGACTGACGAAGAGAAGAAACTCCTACAGAAAGAAGGTAAAGATGTACAGATAGCTATTGATTCATCAACACCTAATCTTGATTTTAGTAAAACAATAGAAGATTTTGATAGTAATCAAGAGGGTGAACCAACTATGATAGAGGTGTTCGACAGAGATGGTAACACCACTATCGTTGAGATGACGGGATATACTACTGACCCTGATGGCAAACAAACTATTACATACAAAGACCCAAATAGTTCTGACCCTGAACAATCATTTACACTAGATGGGCTTGGTGCTTTTTATTCAAGAAACCCCAAAGCTAAAGACTTTAAATTATCTACAGTAGATAAAACAGTTGGCGAACTTACAGACTCAGAAGTAACAGATAATATACTTGGTCTACAAAAGAAGATAGAACAAGGTTCTGATAACCAAGCAGAGATAGATGCCGCTAACCTTGACTTACAGGCATTGCTTGTTGAGCAATACAGAAGAAGCCGAAAGGAAGAAACTAAAGAAGACAAGAGAACACCAATCAAGGGTGACACTAAGGCAAAGAAAACATACACCTTTAAGTATTTCTCGAAGCAAACCGGGGAGCAAGTGTATGGTACAGTAGAAGCTGACTCAAGAGAGGAAGCTGAGGCTGAGTTCAAGAAGTCATACAAGAATTTATATTCTTCTGATGCAGGTTATACACTTGTAGCAGATAGTGAAACAAAGGTAGATACAGATACTCAGCAAGAGGAAGAGGTAGAGACTGAAGAAGAGGTAGAGACAGAGGAAGAAACAGAGACAGAAGAAGAGGTAGAGACTGAGACTGATGACAATCCATTTACTGAAGATGATCTTAACACTCAGGTTCAACAAAATTTCAAGGGTATACCTCTAAAGATAACAGAAGATGATAGCACTATTACAATAGAGTTAGACAAAGACAAAGGAAACAAAACAGAATTTTTTAAATTTGGCAAAAAAGTAAAAGAGTTAGTGCTAAATTATGCTGATGATAAAGCCAAGAGAATAGTATTTAAAGGCAACTACGACACAGGTAGCCCTCCTTACAATAGAAACGATGCACTAATGTATTTGGATTTAGATGATGGTTATGCTAAGTCAAAGGCTGGTGTATTTTTAAGTGAAGATGGCAAAACATACGAAAGCGATGTTGGCTTTAGAAGAAAGCAACCTCTCAAAACAGACTTGGAGTTAGACCCAACTCCTGAACCAGACCCAATAAGAGAGCTAGAACATTCAGGTCTTATAAGCTACCTTGAGAAAAAGTTTAGAAACATAACAGAAAACAAGCTACTTAAAACTAAGAGGGGTCAAAAGTTAAGAGTAGAATACAGACCAAGAAAAGGCAGAGAAAATGCTATGGGTTTTTACAGTCCTGATGAACACATGATTGTAATTAACTTAGACACATTACTAGATGGAGACAGAAGAACTACATCTGCTAGAGCCGACAGACTAATGAGGCATGAGTTACTTCATGCTATGACTAGAGTAGCATTAGAGAATAGATATGGCACTGAGGGATACAAGTCTAAGATGGAGTCAATGTCTAAGAGGCTTACTAATAAACAAAGAAAAGTATTAGACGAAGCATATGGTGGTAAAGATTATAAATTTAAATCACCTAGGCATTTGATGAGAGGTTATGAATTAACTCGTGCAGTTATGGAAGAGTTCTTCTATGGTATGACCTCCGAACAAGAGAAGAACACTAAAAGTAATTTAGATATTAAGCAAGATACAGATGGTATCTTTAGAGAAGGAGAAGTTTTCAGAACTGCTAAATTATTTATCAGAGATGTCCAATCATATATAGCAAATATATTTGGCAAAGAAGTATTAGCTGACCCAACACTAGCACAACTACTTCTTGATTCAGCGGCATTGATGAAGGAGCTAGACCCTAAGGCTAGACCTGTAAATCAAAAACTAATAGACCAAGTTCAAGAGAGAATATCTCCTGTCACTGGTGAGCTTTACTTAAATGTAAATGATGTGATTGGAGACCCCGTTGCATCACCAGCAGAAGCTATTGAAGATGCAGAGAAGACAGCAGAACAAGAAGGCTCTAACAAAGAAGTTGGTTACATAGAAAGTTTCTTAGTACCAGTAGGTCAGTTGCTAGAGAACATACACCCTGAGTTAGCCAAAGCATTTAATACATTCATAAGAGATAGAAACTTTAAGATATTACAGTACCAACAAGTGGGTATGAATATGGCTAAGGCTCTTAATAAAGTTAAGAAAAAGAATGTACGAGAGTATCGCAGACTTGCCGCACTTATATCTTTCAGTCCTAGAATGGATCAAGAAAAATCTAGGTATTCAGAACAAGAGGCACAAGAGTTATTTGCAGAAAGAGATTCATTACTAAGAAAGTATGGTATTCTAAATGATTACTTGGCAGTTCGCTCAATGCTTGATGGATTACATACTGAAGCTACAAGAGCAGGACTCAAGATGGAGTTTACAAAAAACTTCTTCCCTAGATTTGTTGATGGCAAGAAAGGACTAGAGGGCTTTGCTAAGATGTATGGCATACAAGTAAAAGATATTAAGAGTGCTATTGCTGCTGAGAACAAAAGACGAAGAGAGAAAAAAGGTACTGTATATAATATCATAGTTGATGGCAAGCAAGTGTTCTCTACTAACAACAGAAAACTAGCCAACAGAGTATTTAAACAAAGACAAGCTAGGTTTGGCGAAGAGAGAGTACAGTTTATTGAAGATAAGGAAGCGCCAAAACCAATACCACCACTGCAACCAAACTCATTTGAGGAAGAAATATTTATACAAAAAATTATCAACCAAAGATTCCAAGGAAGGGGCAAGCCTAGTCCATTTAAAACTCGTGTTAAGGAGTTGATAGATGATAGTGAAGTAGACCTCTACATAAGTCCTTCGGAAGCATTAGGTAGATACATTACCGAAATGGTTACAACCATTGAAACTGCTAAGTTTACTGGTGTATCACAACCAACTATAAGTAATGAAGGTGGTAATGTAAGAGTACAATACAATCCTAATTCTACAATAGGTCGTGTAATACAAGCATTGACCAATGACCCTAGATTCCAAAACGAAGTAGACCAAGAGAAACTATATAGTACATTCCCACAAATCTACAATGCATTGATGGATAGAACTGCTAGGGAAGCTCCACTATTAGTTGGCCTTAGACAATACAGTTACTTTAATTTATTGGTAGAGTTTACATCAACACTATCTCAGCTATATGATTTACCATTTATCATGTATGATAATGGATTCTTAGACACCCTTAAATCAATGATTGGTGATAAGAGATACAAGGTACAAGAATTTTTAGACAACGATAAGTTAGTTGAAGAAAGTTTCCAAAGCAAAGACAAAGGACTAGCATCTATTATTAGCTATGGTCTTACTGCCACTGGGTTCAAAGCATTAGATAAGATAATGAAGAACACCACAATGGATGCTAACTACAACAGATACAGAAAGGCTGCCAAAGCATTCAATGGTGATGGTACACTCAAGAAACAATACGAAAACAATAAGAAGTATAAGAAGATACAATCAGAGATTAACTTGCTTCTTAGTGATGAGATAACAAATCCGGGAGAGAATGGTAGATTTTGGCGAGCAATGAAAACTCCTGCGGAACAAAGAGGTCAAGCAGAGAATGAGTTAATCGGAGCAACATTAGTACAAAAACTATTTATCAATCAACCTTTGACTGAACTTCGTATGCCTTTGGTTGCGAAGCAAAACCCAAATGCTCGTATGTTGTATACCATGAAGTCATTCATGATTGTACAATTAAATACTGCTAGAAACTTATCATTTAATAAGATTGCTAGTGGTGTACGAAATGGTGACTTTGAATTATTCAAAGAAGGTATGGGTGCATTGGTTAAATTAATGTACTACTTCTTGCTAATGGGTATGCCTATTGATTTAGTCAAAGATGTTATATCAGGAAGACTTGGATATGTAACAGACTACATGTTTAACTCAGGTGTTCGTATGCTTGGTATCAATAAGTACTTCTTATACAAAGGACAGATCGAAGGATATGGAGATGCTATGGTTGACTTCTTCATGCCAGCACCAATATCAACTACAGTTGATGCATTCAATAGATTCTTTGATATCATGGAGAAAGATGGTAGCTTGAGCGAGAGAGTTATTGAATCAAGATTCATGACTACATTACCACTGTATGATACTATGCACTACATAGTACCAGAGATGAGAAAGTTCAAACAAGATAGACAGAGAAAGTTCATGAGAAAAAGAATGAGACAAGAGGGTGAACTCTTTGGATTACCTGACCCATTCCAACAGAACTACAATCTGTTTGGTCTACCAATAGAAGGTCGCAAGCCAATCAATATCACTAGAGAAACCTTGGGTATATAAAAGCCCCACTTGCTGTACAAACAAGTGAGGCACACACATTCGAGGATTTAACTAGGCCAATATGAATTTAACCTTGTGGGCATTACTGTTACCACTTACCTCAAACATAAATTATACATTACTTATCAAGCTCGACTAGTAATGACTTAAAATGTTTCTTCTCTTCTTGTAGCTCCTTGCGGCGCTCTTCAAGAATGGCTATACGATGTGATATCGTTCTTGATTCTTCACGAATCATATTGATTCGAGTGTTCAACCTTTCGGTTGTGTTTGCTCTGAGTTCTTCTGCTGTCATAGTGGTACTGATATATATTTAACACCATCATGCCATTGTTTGATTTCTCTACCAACAATGGAGTTAGCGATGTCTTTCATTGTTCTAAATATAGGCTTACTATCTTTGAAGCAAAAGACAACATAAAAATCACATTGATGTGAAAATAAATTATCAAAGTTACTGTACTCTACGAAGTCATGTAGCTTTAGATTGTTGCTACCCTTCACTTGACACCAAGCTAGGTCATCATCTATCTCAACGAGATAGTCAGGCAATGACCTAATGGTTGGGTGTACTTTCCAAAAGTTTGCTACTGGATGTAGGTGAGAATCAAAGCCAACTCTATGATACTTAATACCTTTTGTCTCGCAATAATTCTCAAACAAGACTTCACCTGAATCAGTGCAATCTTGGCGCTCAATGTATGTGTGTTTACCTGTTGTCATAAATTATATCTCGTTACCCCAAGAGTCCCAACCCTCAAACCTCTCTCTAGCAAATAGTTCTATCATAGGAGAGTGAGCCATATCTTTGATAAGTTCCCTAGCTTCTTTGGGTTTACGACTATGCTTAGTTTTCTCTGCCCATAAAACAGAGCGAACATTTCTTTTGATTGGTTTTAGGTTTCCCTTTACTCCAAACAAACAAAGCTCGTGTTGTCCTCTAAAATAATAACCAAGCCCAAATCTTTCTTTGACCCATACAAAGTTGGTAACATATCTAAATCCCCATGCTTCCATAACTTCTATGCCATCTTTGAGAAAGTTATTAGTTACCCACATAAACAACCAACAGTTATCATCAGCTATTGTAGATACGGGTAGTTCGCATATGTCTTTGGTCTTCATTAAGTTATAGTGTTTATCAGCACCTCGCTTAATCTTGCCGCCACCTACCTCTAGCCAAGGTGGGTCAGCATAAATAGTTTTGTATTTTTTATTTGGAAACTCCATTAGAAGAACCTCCCTTGCTTATAATAAAATTTAAAGTAATCTCGCACACCTCTCTCTCCTTCTCTGTTCTTGGCGATGAGATAGTTGATGTGCATGTATGGCCCAAACTTATCAGTACACTTAGCTAGTTCAGGGTCATTCTCTTTGCAGTTCATTATCAATACGATGTCAGCATCGTTCTCGATAGAACCACTATCCTTCAAGTGATATAGGTCGGGCTTGTCGGATCGTGCGCCTTCACGATTTAGTTGTGAAAGTAGTATTATAGCCACATCATTTTCTAGTGCTATCTGTTTTATCTTCTGAGATATCATAGCAATACCATCAGCCTTACCCATTCTGTTACTGTCAAATGGTATGAGTTGTAAATAATCTATGACAACTAGCTTGATACCTTTCTCTCTCTTGTATCTCCTTACATCAGATGCAATAGATGCTACATTCTTGACACTATGTACAGTGTGCAGAGGTATTGACTTCAGTTTGTCTATAGATTCGTTGACTTTATCCCGGTCTGCTTGGCTCGCTACACCCTCTTCTATTCGTGCTAAGTCCACTTTGGATAGAGACCCTATCATCCTCTTTGAAATCTGTTTCTGAGGCATCTCAAGGCTGAATATGAGGGTGGGAAAGTTGTCCTTTGATGCACATCTGAGTGCGATATTCAAACTCAGTGCAGATTTACCGACACTAGTAGGTGCGGCAATAGTAAATACACACCCTAATTCTAACTTAATCTTGTTATCAAGGTGGGTTAGATGTGTCTTAATATACTCGTGCTTGTACAAGCCACTTGCCATTTGTTCGTACTCTTCCTTGATTGCTTCCAATGAGTTCTCAATGTGTGATGAATCTTCATTGGTTGGCTTGAATCTATCAAGCTCCTTGTTTACATCATCAATGATTGTATCAGAACTTTCATTGGACTCAACCCTTTCAATCCCCTTCATGTACTCAAGCCTCAGTGTTCTGAGCTTTGATTGTTCAAGAACAATAAGTATATGTTCTCTGAATGAGATGCTTGTGGTTTGGGTGGTGTTTAAATTCAATACAGTTGCGAACAACTCATCGTTGCTTTTTGTTTTATCTCCAACTGTAACAAAGTCTATTGGTGTATTTGAATCAACTAGTGATTCCATCGCAGTCCAAATCTCTTGGTGTTCTTCAATGTAGAAGTCTGCGGCAGATAAAAATTTACTAGCTAAATCAAATGGATTCTCTTCTGTGTGATTGATACACCTTGCGAGTACAGACTCTTCGGCATATCTGTTATGGGGTATTTCCATCTAGTTGTTTTAAGTTTTCTTTTAGTGTGTTTAATATTTGGCCTAGACTTTTTATAAGGATTCGGTTCGCTTCAGGTTGGCTTCTTAATGTTAGTTCTTGTTGTGTGTTTATTGCTACTTCGAGTGCTTCCTTAAATTGTGTCATGGTTTGTTCTTTCATTTAGTGTTAAAAAAAAGCTAGGCTCGCTCACATCAAACGAGCCTAGCTAATGTAGATAATGGTTAAAATGTATGCTTTTCGATCTGCTTGTCTCTTTCAAGCATCCCTAAAGCAAGAAGGGAATAACCCATAAGGTCAAGAAATATATCTTCAACTTGGTCATTTCCTTCCGTAACTTTTAGTTTACCATCTTTTGCAAATGTCATCGCTCTTTGGAACTTGTCTTGCATCCTAATGCACAGACCAGTAAGAGGTTGCACACCGAAGTCTTCTGACCTATCAAAGTTGGCGAAAGGATTTGTAGCACTCTCGCCCGTTGTATAGTCATTGTTCTTCTGAGCAGTAACATCTAGTAGTTTGTTTACTACTTGTTGACGGAACTCATCATACCATTCCTTATCATAGTAAGCAATGTCATCTTGGTTCGTCACATTGGAGCGGCAAGGTTGCATTAGAATGGGTCTTCCTCTGTTCTATTCTGTTGCTCTTCCTTGGCAGTGACAGACAAAGACAAGAACTTCATGCCCGTCTTTGCAGTCTTCTTCCAACCTTTAATCCAAAACTCTTTACCATCTACATTGATGTTACCTCTGTAGTCGGGGTGAGTTTCTTTTTGCTTCTTATCATTGGGGAATAATGCCCCACCATTAGTATTATCGTATTCTTTTTCCATAGTTATTTAATATTATTGTTAATAAAATCTTCTATCTCTGACTTTCTAAAACGAAAACATCTTTTAGATAGCTGATATGTAGGAAACTTTCTTGCTTTCACATAGTTTCTCAAGGAGTTCATGTTGACTCCTAGTATTTCACAAGCCTCCTTGGGCTTGATAAGTGGTTCACATGCTCTTGCTAAATCCATTCGTCTTCCTCTGTTTCGTCAGGAGATTTCTTAGTCGATGGCTTCTCATCAAACTTGTGAGTAGCATCAGCATCCTTGTTATCGTCACAAAGAAAGAGTGCATTACAAGCATACTTGCGAGCATAACTTGAGGCAGCACCGAATGTCATCGAGATATCCATACCTTTTTTCTTTGGGTCAATACCAGCTTGGGCTTTAGATGCACCGATAAGTTTATTAGTATCAGTACAATACAGTGCGGCAGTAGCCTCACAGAATAATACACCACCTAATTCATGTACCTCATCGGATACTATTAGTGTACAGTTATATTGTTTTAGTAAAGGTTTCAATGCATTGCATTGATCCTCGTGGTTTCGGTAGTAGTAATTACCGAACTTGTTGAATTGAGTTTTTGGAGCATTCAACTCGCTCTGTATTTGTAGTAGTTTTTGTTTCATAAAATAATTTAAGTAATGTGCGATATGCTTTTACTCTTTCCTTTAAATTTTTGCAAGTATTTATTTCATCTTTGCTTAAAAAAGATAGAGACTGTATCATATTTTCTTGTTCTTGTTTGTTCTTACCTTTGAACTTAGCTATCAATTGGTTGAGGCCAACGGGATGTAGGTATCCACTCTTTGGTTTCTCTAAATATTCTGCGATGCGCCTAAGCACATTAGGTAATTCTTTTGGGTCGCCACTACAGAAAGAATAATACTTTCGTTCAATGACACCAATAAGATTGTTAGCATTGCCATCAATCACACCACGAATTTCTCCATGGCGATGATCGTGGTCAACACAAGGGTTGTCTAATTCTCTAAGGAGAATTGGGCAGACTCTTGGCATGTGTTCATCTCTGAACTTTTTGATTTTGTTTGCGGGTATATACATTCCGTAGATAAGATACGAAGCCTAGCACCTTTTTTTGTAGTACAATAGCCTTGTTGAGTAGGTTTGCTAGTACACAAGAAACTAATCGCTTGCTTCTCGTCCCTCGCCCATTTAATAGCCTTGCCCACATATTCTTTGGGCATGTCGGCATGTTTGTATTTGATTTCATATTTATTCAATAGTTAGTTTTTGTAAAAGTTTGTCGACTGCATTGAGGTTATCTTCACATTTTTTCAATCCATCTTTTAGATTACTGATATGTGTCTCTGAGTATTCTAAGTTATGTGGATTAATTTCTAAATCAGTTCTATACATCTCTACATTTCTTAGCCAATGATATCGCCTACCTTTGAGTTCTGAAATGAGAAAGTCTTTCTCTGCTTGTGTGTACATGCTCATAGTATTCTATTTGATAGTGTTACAAATGCTTTTGCGGCAGTGTTAGGTACTACTCCGTTTCCAAGTAGCCTGAGTCTGTCCACCCTATTGGCAAACCCATCATCTGTTCCACCCAACTTGGATTCAGATACCCCTTTTGTAATGACTCGTGGGGCTTCCCATTTATACTGTTGTTCGTTGGGTCTGCTTGGAGATTTGGTGACCATCCATTTACTTGTTTGCCAAGGGTCATGTCCCTCCCCGTTTTGTCGTTCGGTGAGTCTTTGAAGTCTCTCGCAGTTGGTGTTGCCCAACTCGTATGGGTGGATTCCTTGGCTTGTTGTGCTAGTGGTATGCCACCCTTCCGATTGGGTCTCGTTGAGTCCACTGCATTCGCCCTTGGTGTTGACCAATTGTGCATGCTCTCCACTGCATCCTTGAGTTTGACACTCCACTTCTCGCCCTTCTTGTTCTCTCTGTAAAAGCTCTTGCTCCCTAGCTTCGCCTCTACTGTTCCTCCCTCCCCATCGCTCAATCGTGGAGTTGGATATACCAAGGAAGAAGACTCGTTTTCGCTGATGCGGCAAGCCAACTTCACTCGCTGAGAATATTCCGACCTCTGTTGTGTAACCCATTTCTTCCAATGTTCTTCCGACATATTTGACCACTGGTTCTCCTTCGTGGGTTCTTGCTCTGAGGATTCCTTCAACATTTTCGAGGAAAACAATTCTAGGTTTACACAATCTGATTCCTTCTGCGATGTGTGGGAACAAGTGTCTTGGGTCGTCAACACCTCTTTGATGGCCTGCAACACTGAATGGTTGGCATGGGAATCCTCCACTGATGATGTCCACTTTTCCACGAAAGCACTCGAATGGGAAGGTTCGCAAGTCAGTCCAAATAGGTGCTTGATGTAGCTCCCCCTTTTCCATCTTGTCTGCCAAGTTCCATATTGCGAAGGTTTCGATCTCCACATGAGCGATTTCTCGCACATTTGGAAGAACTTTTCTAAGTCCGATTCCGATTCCTTCATAGCCACTACAGAGTGAGATGTGTGTAATTTTTTGGGTATTATTATCATGATTCATATTGTTTTAGTTTGGTTTAAGTTACATGTTTAGTAGCCAATAGAGTTTCGAGATGTGCTTTACTATTTGTATTGCTTTCAACTGTTCACTCTCTGACCATAACTTGTGATGATGTACCTTCTTGTTGATGTCAATACAAATTGATACACATTTAGGTAAATAATCTAAACCTCTTCTTCTTAGCATTTCACATTCGATGGCCATCTGCCACAAGTCTTTGTCATAAAACTGCTTTGACTTTCTGCACTTGAAGTCACAAATGAAAATCTCCCCGGTCTCCTTATCTTTGAGTATAACATCAATAGTACCACAAGTCTTGATTGTTCCGTCAGCAATGGGTACTTCTGTGCCTACAATATAATGGTCTTGTGCAATGACCCAATCTAAGAATGGTTGGGCATACTCATCGTACTCACTATCAAGCACTTGTCCACCGAACTTGTGCTGGTTCAATAGCTTCTCAGCACTTGCATGTACTGCAGTACCAAACTCAGCACTTGTCACTCGTTCTCCACTTGGGCTTTCCACGAACCCATAACATAACTGTTCTAGGTCTTGGTATTCTAGGTCTTGGTACTCCTCCATTCGTGCAAACTCTACCAATTTTTTGGGCTTCCAGATGCGATCCAGAAATGGGTGTTTAATAGTTTGGCCTATAATGGTTGTGATACTTGGAAAAACATGAGCGCCAACTTTCTTGGCTTGTGCTGATGTCTTGATGTTCTCAATTAATTGAGGTTGTTTTTTGTTTTTACAGTCATAAAAATGTGCCATAGGACTTTCTATGACACATTGAAAAGGGGTTGTCAACTGTCTTAATTATCGAACAACATAAAGTAGTAACTGATAATCAAGAACAAGATAACAAGTAAGATAAATATGTTCTCTTTATTCACATCAGCAAAAGGGTTGAATGTCATTTGTATAATCTTCAACACCATATTTGAAGTTGTCATTGTCAACCATATCTTGTGCCTCCATTATTGTCCTTGCTTTTATCACATAGGTTTCGACCACCACGAACTCAGTTAGTACAACTTCTTGTTCGCCATCGCCATCACAAGATTCACAAGCAATATAGTTAGGGAAAGGTGTAGAGTCCCAAGACCCTACACC